GTGAAGGAGATGAGCGCGGACCCGCCGTATTGGGCGCAGCAGCTCCAGCAGTGGGCCGACGCCTATGGGCCTGAGCGGGTGCTGGCGTTCAACACGGGCGTGCGGAAGCGGATGGCTGCGGCCTGCTCATCCTTCTACCAAGCGGCGACGACTGAGGGCTTATCCCACGATGGGCATCCGGGTCTAGCACGCCATTGCTCCAACGCCGTTCTCAAAGAGACGGCGCAGGGCGCGTACATCACCAAAGAAGATAAGTCGTCACCGAAGAAGATTGACGCCGCTATCGGCGCGGTTATTGCATGGAATCGTGCTAGGTGGCACTACGATAATCCGGTGAAGCCCGTGACGGCAGGAGTGTTCTTCTCATGATTAGCGTGACGTTGCAGGCGGTCGGTATCCTGATGGTTGCTGTAGGTGCATGGCTGTTTGCGCCTGCCGCTGGACTTATCGTTGGCGGGCTGGGCGTGCTGGCGTTCGGGTTGGCGACTGAAAGGTCGGCGTAATGCTAGGACGGCTACTCAACCCCTCTGAAACACGCGGAGGGTTCCAACAGTTGTGGGGATCCGGCGCACTGTTCGCCCGTCAGACCGCATCGGGAACGTCCGTCACGCAGGACACGTCACTAAAAATGTCTGCCGTGTATGCGGCGGTCCGTCTCATCTCCGACACTGTCTCGACTCTGCCGGTAGACCAGTTCATCCGTCTCGAAGGGTCGCGGGTTCCGTTCCGTCCGCGTGAGCAGTGGATTACCTCACCTTCGACCGAGCTGCCCCGCACCACATTTTGGCAGCAGGTCATGGTCAGCCTGTTGCTTGACGGCAACGCTTTCGTCCATGTCCGTCGTCAGGGCGACGGTCAGGTCATCGACCTGTCTGTTCTCAACCCGAAGAAGGTCATGCCGATTCGCAGGGACGACGGGCAGATTGAGTACCGGACCGGGTACGGCAATGCGGTGCTGGGGTCGAATGATGTGCTGCACCTGACGGAACTGCTGCTGCCCGGCGACCTTCGGGGTGTGTCGCGTATTGAGCAGGCGTCAGAGTCGCTTGGTTTGGGTATGGCGCTGGAGGAGTATGCGGCCCGGTTCTTCGGCAACGGCGCGTATGCCGGTGGCATCATCGAGTGGCCGGGTGAGATTTCCGAAGACCAGGCACGGACGCTGGTGGACTCGTGGGAGTCCGGCCATAAGGGTCTGCGCCGTTCGCACCGTCCTGCCGTCCTGTATGGCGGTGCGAAGTTTCAGCAGGCGACGGTGGACCCGACACAGTCGCAGCTCATTGAGGAGCGCAGATTTGCGATTGAGGAAGTAAGCAGGATTTTCAGGGTGCCTCAGTTCATGCTTGGGGTTGCGTCGCCGGGGTCGGTTTCGTATTCGAGCGTTGAGCAGCAGCAACTGTTTTTTGCGCAGCACACGATTCAGCCTTACGTTCAGAAGTTGGAGGATGCGTTTTCTGCGCTGCTGATGAATGACAGGTCGTTCCTGAAGTTCAACCTGAACTCACTGATCCGCGCAGATTTTGCTACCCGCATGGCAGGCTATTCGTCGGCGCTTGCGGCAGGATGGATGAGCGTCAACGACGTGCGTTCGCTGGAGGATTTGCGTCCGGTGGACGAGGGCGGTCAGTATCGGGTGCCGTTGCAGAACGTCCCGTTGACGGATGCGCCGGTCGTCACCATCGGTGAGAAGGCGAAGGCGGCGCAGGCGCTTACGTCCGCAGGGTTCACGGGCGACTCGGTCGCGTCGCTTCTCGGCCTTGACGTTCAGCATTCCGGCCTCGCGTCCGTGCAGGTCCAGCCGACGCCGGAGGCTGGGGAGTGAGCATCGACACGTTTGAGGATGAGCGTGGGTACGATGACGTTATGGACAAGGAGTACGGCATGGAGGTCACACCGGTTGCGTCTCGCGTCAAGGGGTCGGACGTGGAGTTCCGTTCGTTCACTGGTGAGCTGCGGCAGGAAGGCGACGGCAACACGTTCGTCGGGTATGCGGCAGTGTTCAACAGTCCTTCGGAGCCGCTGCCGTTTATTGAGCGGATCGCACCGGGCGCGTTCTCGAAGTCGTTGCGGTCGCGAAAGCAGGACATCCGGCTGTACGTCAACCACGACTCAAACTTGGTGCTGGCGTCGCGCCGGTCGGGAAGCCTCCGCCTGTCTGAGGACGAGCGTGGCCTTCGGGTCGAAGCGGACCTGCCGGACACGACCGCAGGCCGGGACATCCGCGAACTGATGCGTACCGGTGTGGTGGACAAAATGTCGTTCGGGTTCCAGGTGGACCGCCGCGGGGACATGTGGTCGGAGGACGGGCGTGAGCGGACCCTCACGTCGTTGCGTCTGTTCGAGGTGTCGGTCGTGACCGGCTTTCCCGCATACGAGGCGACGATGGCGTCTGTCCGGTCGCTAGAGAAACTGTCGGCGCGAACGGGCATGGCATTAGACGAACTGTCGGAAGCGCTTGACCTTCTTGCGGACGGTGCAGAACTTCCGCAGGACAAAGTTGACCTGCTGCTGGATGCAATCAAGAGTTCGACGCCGCAGCCTGAGCCTGCCCCGGTGAACCTGCTGGCGTTGAAGGCGAAGCAGACTGACCTGCTCGCGAAGAAGGTTTGGTAGGTCGGTCCTGTAGCATCGTGCTACGCGCCCTAACCACGGGACCGGCACGCCCTATTCACGGGACGCCTCAGAACATAACCCGAACGTCCGTGAAAGGACACCTAACTATGCGTGATTACATCAACCGTCAGGCCGAAGAGCGTGGCCGGGTTTGGGAAGAGGCAAAGGCCCTTCTCGAAACTGCTGCCACCGAAGGCCGTGATCTCTCCGGTGAGGAGAGCGAGAAGTACGACCGGCTGAACGTTGAGCTGGACGGCCGTGCGGCAGTCATCGACCGTATGAAGTCGGACCTTGAGCGTGAGGAGCGGGCCGCAGAGATGCGTCTGCCCGAGCCGAAGGCACAGGTCCGCGAGGTTGAGTCCGACGCCGACATCATCCGTCAGCTTGTGCAGGGCGAAATCCGTCGTGCCAACTTCGAGCGTCGTGACCTCGTCACGAACGTTGCCGGAGATGGCCCGGAGATTGTCCCGCAGGGCTTCTACGACGTTCTGCAGCGCAAGCTGGAGTACGCCGGTCCGATGACGATGGAGGACGCTGTTACGGTCCTTCGCACCGACTCGGGCAACGACATCAAGGTTCCTGTCGAGTCCAGCCGTTCCGCTGCTACTGCTACGGCAGAGGCCGCTACGTTCGGTGAGTCGGACCCGCAGTTCACGACCCTTACGCTCCGCGCACACAAGTTCGGTGCGCTCGTGCAGATTTCTGCCGAGCTGCTGAACGAGTCAGGCGTGGACCTGGTCGGTTACCTGTCGGACCAGTTCGCTGTTGCGCTGGGTACTGCGGTGAACGCGCCGCTGACCCTTGGCACCGGCACCGTCGAGCCTGCCGGGATTGTCCCCGGTTCGGGCCTTGGTAAGACCGGTGGCACCGGAGTCGTTGGTGCGTTTACGTTCACCGACTTGGTGGACCTCGCGCACTCGGTTGACTCGGCGTACGCCCGTCGTCCGAAGGCTGGTTGGATGCTCAACCGTGCGACGCTCGGTAAGGTTCGTTCGCTTCAGGATGGTGCAGGCAACTTCGTGTACGCGGTGAACGTGACCGGACCGGACCAGCTCCTTGGTTACTCCGTGTACGAGAACCCGGACGTGGTTGCTGTCGCTCTTGGTGCGAAGTCTGTTCTCTTCGGGGATCTTGGGGCCTATCACACAAGAATCGTCGGTTCCGGCATTGAGGTTGCTCGCAGCGATGACTTCGCGTTCGCGAACGACCTGGTCACGTTCCGTGCGAACATCCGTCTGGATGGTGCGCTCGGTGGTGGCGGCACCGCTGCGGTCAAGCACTTCATCGGTAACGCCGCGTAACAGCAGTAATTTCTGGGGCGGGCTAGCAGCGCAGGTCTAGCCCGCCCCGGAACCTGCGACCTGCGTTGGAGGAAATGATGGGTAAGCCTGCGCGTAATCCCCGTGTGTTCTGGTTCTCGAACTCCCCTGAAGCGCCTACCGGTTACGGTACGCAG